CGAGGTGCGCCGCTTTCTCTTGGCGGGTGATTGCTCTGCCTCTTTTTTGCTTACCGGCGGCTTGAGGTTGCCGGCGTAGCTGCGGCGCCCCTTTGCGTTCAAGCCGCCCTCGGGGTTCTTGCCCTCTTTGCGGGTCCAGGCGGCGGTCATTTCTTCGATCGGTTGGCGCGGCGGCCAAGGATGCTCAGGTTCGAGCGCGCGTTGTTCTGCGGGTCGCCGTCGCGGTGATCGACGTCCTTGCCGTCGCCCGGCTTTGCTTTACCGTCGGCTACCATCTTGCGGCGCGCCTTGTTGCGGCTTGAGCGGTTGGCGATCTGGTCCGGCTTGCTGTGGTAGGCGGCGTATTCCGCTTTGTAGTCGCGCATCATCGTCCCTGGCGGTTGTACGGCTTGTGGTTGGCGCGCTTGCCCTTGTTCTTGGGGCGCGATCTCGAGCTGCTGCCGATCGATGTGCGCTTCGGCGGGCCAGGCTCGTAAACCGATACGTTGATTTTCTTTGCCATGAGCGTGTCACCGGCTCAGAGCGGCTGAGCCTCAGTTGTGGACGTATTATCCTCTTACTCACCTGCGCCCGATCGGGCGGGGGTAGGGGGGGTCGCCCAGGGAAATCGTGATCGTCGCCCCTTGCCGGCCGCCGCGACGCCGCAACCTCGTGAACCTGGCGTGAACGAAGCCGCTAAGTTATTGATATTTCAGGGATGACCTACAGGTTCGAAACCTGACGGCGGGGGCATGGCCCTGGTCAGTTGTTGCGAATGATTCGCATTTGCTCGCGCGCGCGAGTGGTGAAGCGGCATGAACTCTACCCGTCGCTGACGTCCTCGGCCTCGACGTCGATGACCTTCGATTGGTCGATGACGCGCGGCACCTCGTTGCGCGCGCCCCACTGGATTACGAGCGTGCCGCTCGCCGGACCGCCGGCGTCCTCGCTACGATCTCGCACGCCGCTCGGCGCGAGCTGCCGAATGAACTTGTCCTTTGTATCAATCTCAAGTCGACGCCGCTGCACCTCCGCCATCGCCAGCTTTGGATCGGCAGGCAGAGGCTCCTCGCTCAGTTTGACTATCTGCTCTCTGTACGTCTCAGCCTGTAACACGCGGGCCTCGCGATACCGCTGGTACGCAACCTCGTCTTCGCGGATGAACCGCAAAAACCACGACCAGCTCGGCAGCCGGGTGTCGTTTTCGCACATGGGCTTGAGCGCCTCGCCCTGCGCAATACGCTGCAAGATCTCGTCAAAGATCTTCGGGTCGATCTTGGGCTTGGCGCGACGCTTCGCGGGTGGCTTGCTCACGGCCGGCCTCGAGAGCCGGCCGCGGCACACAAGGAGGTCTCGCAACGCGCTGCGCTCAAGGTAACCGCAGCGTAACCTATAATTATCTCATTTGGTGCCATTCACGCAACCCCTAACAACATCTAGTTAGTCCCCATACTCCAACCGCGCCCATAAGCCAAATATAGCCCGCTCAAAGCGTCGCTTGGCAGTTACGGCACTGCAACCCATAATTCTCGAAAGAACGCGCCAGCGGGGCCCTCTCAGCCTCCCAGCGGCACTATGAGCGACAGCCCACACCACCCGGCGATCGTCCTCATCCATCAGCCAGGTCAGCTCGCAGGCGAGCTCGTAGTCTGCGACCTGGCGTGCGCTAGCCGGCCCAAGCCTTACGACCTCGTCGGTGTAGCCGTAGGCCTCGTTGGAATCGGGGTAGTCAGGCCATGCCGCCCGTCGCCTCTTGCGCACAACCGCCGGCAGCTTTCGCTCAGTCTCGGCCGCGGCAAAGAACAGCCCCGCCAGCGCATCCACATCCAACTCGTTCATCGGCAGGATACGGGCATGCCGTATACGGCGATATCGGCACCCCTATAGGGGGGTGCCGTAATCGCCGTACCCTTACGGCATTTGCGGCGAAGTACGGCGCCGTATGTTTGCCGTATTTGCCGTATGTAAAAATGCAACACTAAATGACCCACACGAGGTTTCCGTCGCGGTAGATAAACTCATCAGCCACGAGAGCATCAACGGCTCGACCGAACGAGCGATGCTTATCCTTCGCCGCCCCAGACATCTTGCCGAACGCCGTATTGCGCCACACCGCCTCATCAACTGCGTTGACCACTGGCCCATTTACGATTTTCCACGGCTGCCCAGCGCCACTGGCGAGGACGTTTTTCAACTCGGATAGGATTAAGCGCTGAATACTGCCGGACGGGCGCTTCTTCTTATCCTTGACGTCCAAAACGTCGCGAGCCTCGACGACGCACGACGTCACCGGCTTGCCGCGGTTGTTGACGCCGAGCGTTACCGGCACGAGCCCGAACCCGAACTCGCCAGCGATCTCGAGATCCCGTTGCTTGGTGACCCGCGCGACAGACATGCCCTCAAGCGGCTCGACCTCAATCTCGGTCGCAGTAGCCGCCCGCAAGCTAGAACTACCCCGCGCCCCGCGGGCCACGTCCTTGCCCGAATGATGCACGAGCATCACATGCAGGCCCAGATCTGAGCACAGCTGGTCGACGTGCTGCACCAGCAGCCCCATGTCCGACGCCGTGTTCTCGTCGCCGCCGCCCATGACCCGCGCCAACGTATCGATGACCACCAGGCCCACACCGCCGAGCCGCTCGCTGGCAGCGCGGATCGTGGCGACCAGCTTCACCATGTCCTCGTCCGAGTCATACATATTGAGCGACGAAGTCATCACGGTGAGCGGCAGATGCGGCACTTCATAATGGCGCCGGAAGGCCAGCACCCGGTTGCGAATGCCCCACGATCCCTCGGCTGCGACGTACAGCACCGCTTGCTGCGTCACATCGAGCCCACGCCACTGCCGCCCAAGGGCCACATGCATCGCCAGGTCGGAAGCAAAGAAGGTCTTTCCGCTGTTGGATGGACCGTAGAGCACCGACATCTGCCGCGAGATCAGCAGCCCCTCGACGAAGTCGTCGCTCGAGAAGATGCCCTCGATCGCGTCCGCGTCTACCGTCGGAAAGACGTCAGCGACAGAGGTTTGCATCGGTGCGCTTTTTCGCACGCGCGCCAGCAGCTGATGTACGTCGCCGCCGCGCTCTACAAACTCGCTGACGTCTGCCTTGTCGCCGATATCGCCGAAGGGGTCGGCGAGGCGCACGCTGCGCGCAACCGACGTCAGAGCCTCTGCTGTCGACCTGGCAGTCTTGCGCCCGGCTTCATCGGCATCGGCGAGGACCAGCACGTCCTTGTCTGCAAACCAGCGTGATAGTTGTGCCGGCCACTTACCTGAGCCCATCGGCTTGCACGTCGCACACACACCCAGCGCGACAAGCGTCTCGACGTCCTTCTCGCCCTCGACAATCACTACCTCACTGGCAGCGATGACCTCCGGCAGCCGATACGGCACCAGCTCGACGCCTTTCAAACCCCAAACCCACTTGCCGTCGAGGCGCCGACGCTGCCGAAAGTCCTTCGGCTGGTAACGCACAACCTGCATCACGGGCTCGCCGTGCTCGTTGACGTAGTCGTAGTAGGCTGTGATGACGCGCGGCTCGGCCTCGACAGTGATCTCGCGTGGCATCTCGACCGTTCCGCCTTGGTCCGCCTCGAAGTCGAAATAGACGCCGTCGTCCACGTTGACGCTTACCGAGCCGCGTCGTCCAAAGCGCAGCTCGCGCGCTGACGACAGCCGCCAGTTTGGCTCCCCGAACTGCCGGATCGCCGCCTCAACGATAGGTCCACTAGGTTTCATCAAACCCAATTAAAACGGTATTTCGTCGCCATTCGGCGGCAGCTCACGCACAGCACGCACGGTCGTGTTGGGCATCATGTGTTGCTTCACCGAGATAACCTCGTCAGGCACGAACTTCATCACCTCGGCCAACGAGAACTTAGGCTCGGGCAACCCCGCCCACGCCGAAGTGATCGGGCGGTACACCGCGACCTGCACACCGTCGCGATCGTGCAACCAAACCTCGCTTTTCTGCATCGTGAGCTCGTGCAGCTTGGTCCCGATCGCCTGCAGGAAGATCAACCACTCCTCGCCCGTCAGCTGCGCCAGGTCTGTCTTGCCGATCGACTCCAGGTACTCGCCACCAAAGGCGCCGCCGGCGAGCAAGACCTCGTTTTCTTCATCAGTCCAGTCGGTCACCGCAGATCCTCCAGCCTTACGGTCGTGACGACGCTGACCTTCTCGAAGCGCCGCGCGTCATTGCCGAGCTCCGCGCGCACGGCGGCTGTATCGATCGAGCGACGCTCGATCTCATTGACGATCGCCTCCACGAAGGCGCCGCGCTCGCCGCCTTTCGCGACGAGCTCGTCGCACAGCTCTCTCTCGCGCAACTTCAGATGCTTGATCTGGCTGCGCACTTCGGCGAGCTGGTCAGACGCAGGGATATTTCGAATGTGGTCAGACATCGAGTCCTCCTCTCAGTTTGTGCCGGTCGCAGCCGGCAATCTGCTGCGCCGCCGTCAGCGCGCAGTCATCGAGCGAGCAAATCCAGTCCGGCCCGTCGACAGGCTTGCTGTGCCTGCAGGTGCGGCAGTTCTTCTCGACGGGCGCGCCCTCGTGACAGATGCCTGTGAAGTCGCAAAACCTGCAGGCTGGGTGGAACGGCGTTTCACCCGCGCGCGCCGGCAACTCGTCGACGTTCTGAACCATGCTGCGCATGCGTTCAGCGAAGTACTCAGCCTGCTCGCGGTCGAGCTCAGTACGCGCTGCGTCCCAGTCGCGACAGCCGGCCGACGACACGACAATCCAATGGCGCGTCATGCCGGTGTGCAGCATGTAGAGCTGCGCCTGCACCCAGTATTCAAAATTCCATTGACGCAGCGCCGCCTTCTCGCCGACCTCGCCCTTGATCTTGCGGAACTTGGCTAGAGATCTCTCTGCGACGACCTTGCTCTCCCATACATGCTTGGCCTTTGGCGCGACGGTGTGCCCAACGACCACGCCGTCCAGGTGGCCGCGGACGTGGCCGCCGGCGTCGGAGACTTCCCACTGCTCGCCGGTTTCGGGATCGCGCGTGAGAAGCGCAACGTCAGCCACGGCTTGGATGCGCGCTGCGGCGATGTCCTCTCCAGCGTAGCCGTCGGCGATGCGGCGCAAAGATGCTGCGTCGAGCTCGCGCGAGCCGGCCCACAGCCATGCGTACCATTGCTGGCGAGCGCAGCGGCCGCCGCTCGACATGCCGAGATACATTCGGCGCGGACGCCCGTTCTCGCGGCGCGCGAGCGCGCTGTCTGCCGCCGCGAGAACGGGGTCGCTATGCATGATTTTCATAGAGTCGGTACGACGCGATGGCTCGACTGCCCGGCCGTTCCAATCGATATGTGACGATATTGTGTCCGGCGTCGCGCAGCTCCTTGATGCGAGCCGCGAGCCGGAAGCAGCCGAACAGCACCAAGGCCTCGATCGCTGTGATCGTGCGTCCCTCTTCCAGATGCTGCAGGATTAAATCGTTGTGTGTCATTTCATTTCTCCCAGTAAAAAAGACCGGGGGCGCGAAGCCCCCGGCAAGTTACGCGGCGCGCCAGGGAGGAGGCGCACTCGCGGGCGCAGCTGCCGGAGCGGCAGGTGCAGGTGCAGGTGCCGGAGCGGCAGGAGCGGGTGCCGCTTCGGCTGCTGCCGGTGCCGTGTACTTCATAATGCGGGGCCAAACCTTGTTTGGGTCGGCGCGATCGGGCTCGTGCGCTACGACGATCCTCACCCGCCGCGCAAGCAACGTGTCCGTATCTGCTATGTGCTGGACGCCGACGGCCGCACCGATCGCGCTTAGCTTCTCGTCGGCGATCTGCTTGGTCGTGCTTCCCGCGGCCGCGAAGTAATTTAGGTTGTCCCAGACTGAACCCTTGCCCTCGATTCGAACCTGCACGGACAAGTACTCGTTTCCGGCTCGAGATGTCTTCTGGTCGATAGCGACGATCTCGCCGTCGTATGTGCCCGGCGCGATTGTCTCGTAGGTGCTGTCTGCGACATCGGTGACTGTGTGATTGAGCGCTACCATTATTTCTCTCCTGCTATTGCGTTAATCAGCGCCGCCCACGCGAACGGCAGTTCTTCGGGGATCGAATAGCGTGACTTGGCGACGTAGCTCGGCCGCGCCGCCGTCCGCAGCACGCGCTCGCCGCTGCCTACGGCTTTGACCTTTTTCTGGCCGAAAGCCGACGTCTCCTCGCGCGTCGTCATGCGCAACGTCGCGAAGCCGACGAGGTCGCAGAACTCGGTACAGAGGTCGCCGGCCTTCTTGTGCAGCTTGATCTCGTAGCGGTCGAACGCTTCCATGTCTGGCGCCTCGAAGCGCTTGACCTGGCTGTGACCGATTAAAACGATTGCCATGCCGCGCGCGCGTAGGCGCGTGAGCCGTGATAGTAGCGAGCGCCAGACGTCGAGCGCCGCGACGTAGCCTTTGCCGTAACCGAGATCCTCGATCGAGCCGATCTTGTGGGCGCGGCAGACTTCCTGCCATGCCAGCGCCTCGAACCAATCGAGGCTGTCGAGCACGACAACACTGTAGTCGTGCTTCTCTTTTTCGAGCTGGTCGAGCGCATGCCAAACGTCGTCGACTGACGTCGCCAACGGAAAGCGGTCAGCGCCCACGACATCTGCGCCTTCCTCTGTCTGCACTATTACGCAACCCGGTGCGCCGGCCGCGAAACTCGTCTTGCCGACGCCAGGTGGTCCGTAGACCAGCAACCTCGGCGGTTGCATTGATTGTCCCTTCAGTATCTCCATTGCTCTCTCCTCCTTAAAAAACGATCGACATCAGCCTTGGGTGCTTGGGGCCTATCGCCAGCGCCAATAGCGTTGCGAGCAGCAGCAAGCTCGGCAGGTGGCGCATCAACTGGCAGCCCTGAGCAGCTGCATGAGCAGTTCGCCCTTGACGACGTACAAGCGCTCGCGCCTGTCTGCGCGCACGCAGACGATGTCAGCATCGTCCTGGTCGAAGGCGTCGTAGATGACGCCGAAGCCGTTCTTTCGCCGCTTGCATTCGACTTTCCAGCGACCGAGCCGCACGTCGCCAGCGAAGTCCTCGCCGAGCTCTTGTTTGTGGGCGCCGCTCGCGAACACGCGCTTGGCGTCGATGCCGGCAGCCCGCGCCTCGGCGACGACCTCGGCCTCGAGCTCGTAGCCGCGCTGCTTGTTCCTGCGGCCGCTCACGAGGCCAGCTCCGCTGCCGCCTGCAGATCTTCTGGCGTGACCTTGCCGCGCGTAGCCGCCCTTATTTTGCGGGCGTGAATCGGCCTGGGCTGCTTGGTGCCGTGCATCCAATAGCTCACTGTTGCGCGGGAAACGCCGACGAGATCGGCAAATTGTTGCTGCGTCAGGCCGCGGGTCTCCATGTATTCTGCTAGCAGCATAGTCACGTCACTAATTTGTCACTGTGAGTTACATTATAGTGAAGTGGCTTGTCAACGCTCAATGACACGCATAGATTTCGAATCGGGCACAGAGCGCATCAGCGCCGCCGGGGAGGGAACATGAACAGACTGAAGCAAGCGCTGAGAGAGCGCCGCATGAGCGCCGAGGAGCTGGCACAAGCCGTCGGCATGAAAGGCGCCGCGATCCGCCGCTACGTCAGAGGCGAGATCCAGCCCACCATCGAGCTGGCCGCACGCATCGCGGCCGCGCTGGAGATGGACGAGGGCGAATTATGGGGCGTCGCCAGCGCCACCAGCCCAGCGACCGGCCGCACCGTGCCGGTCTACGGCGCTGCCGCAGCGGGCCTCGGTGAGGATATCAGCGACGTCTCGACGCCGTTGGAATACCAGCCTTCGCCGCCCGTGGTGCGCGGCGCAGGCTATGGCGTGATCGTCGCGGGTGACAGCATGTCACCGCGGCTACAGACCGCCGACGTCGTATTCGCGAGCCCCGGCAATCCGCTGCGGCCCGGCGATCTCGTCGTCGTCCAATACAAATCCAAGCGCGGAGAGACGCTCGCAATAGTGAAGCAGTTCTGCTCGTACTCCGCGGAAAAGCTCGTTCTAGAGCAGCTCAGCAAAGCGAAAAAAATCACGCTCGCGCGTGCCGACGTCCTGCGCGTCGATAGAGTGGTCGCGACGCATCACCACTAGCTTGACGACCGCATAACTGTTAGTTACGCTCCCGGTTCTATTTGGGAGGTAGTTATGCTTACAATCGTGCGTGTCGCTGCGGAGACCATCGCGTTCCTGGCAGCGCTTGGCGGTATCTATTTGCTGCTGATTATCATTGCGGCTGCCACAGGCTCGCTGTGACTGGCGCTCTGCTGTCTGTGGCTGACGCTGCACTGCTGCTGTTTGGCGCGGCGACGCGGTCAGATCAGATGCGCGTGGTGCGGCTGTGCCGATCCGGCCAGCTTCGCGCGCTGAAGGATGGCCGCCGCTGGTGGATCGTGCGGGCGGCGCTGGACGAGCTGAGCAATGCAGCTTGACGACACCGACAAGCTCGTCCTCGAGCGAGCGAAGAACTATGGCGCGCCGGAGGACAACTTCGAGCGTATCCGGTTAGGCTGGCAAGCGATCTTTGGGGTCGACGTCAGCCTTGTGCAAGTCGCCTTGGCGATGGACTGGGTCAAGACCAGTCGCCTGATCGAGTCGCCCGGCCACGCTGACAGCTGGGCCGACAAACTCGGGTACACGCGAATAGGAGAAAGGCTCTCGCACGCTGCCGACGGCGACCGGCTCGACAGCGTAGCGCCGCAGTAAGTCTGCTATGCCAGCCGCCAGCGCGATCGCGCTAGCCTCGTCGTGGCACTCGATGGCGAGGCCGTCCTGGTCTACGTCGCTCAGTGTTACGTCGGCGTAGTCGCCGATGTATGTCGTGATCTTCATGTTCTGCCCCTGATAAGTGACGCCGCTACCCTGCCAGCGCATGGGCGGCGGCGTCATCATCGAAGATAGAACTTGGTTTTAATTTTAAGTTTTAGAATTAGGTTCGAAAAGCCCACCTAATTCCTCACTACGTGCAGCTCGGGCTGCTGAGAATCAGCCCATCCAAAGATTTGTTTGTGCCGTGCCAAACAGCTTCGCATGAACTCCTGCGCCTTCTTGCTCGCATTTTCGAAATCGTGATAGCTGACGGTGCCAACCTCTTCAGCCGCGCACAACAGGTTCACATTCCATGTGATATTTTGTACCGCGGTGTTTCTGATTGCCTCTTGGGTCAGCGCGAGCCGCCGGACGCGCGAGTCGTCGCGGTCGACTACCTGCGTGACACGCCGCTGCGCGATCAGGCTCTGGACAACTTTCTTCGCAGCGTTCACGCTCGCCTGCATCTGCGTGGCGATATACTCGACCTCTTTACAGCTCATTAGATCGCAGTCACCGCCGAGTGCCCACGTTAGATAGCGCGCGGCGACCGCGTACCCGCAAGTGCGCAGCGGCGAGTGCATAGCTTTCGCGCCGCTGGTCATGTGCGTCAGATAGGTCGTCTGACACCACGACTGCATGATGCGCAGCCGGGCTTTCTCATTCTCAGCAAGCGCGAGCCACGCTTGTCGGTCGAGCGGATCGAGGCTTACGTATGTGACGTGGTCGTCGATGTATTGGTTCACGGCCGTCGTGACGAAGGCCAGCCAGGCGTACTCGTTCTCTTGGTGTCTCATTATCGTCCCCCCAAAGCCGCGCCGAGACGCGCGCCTAAATCCCGATCTCGCTTCGCGTCAACAAGCCAGTGGCCGTATTGCGCATGAGTGAACGCGATGGAATGGTGTCCGAGCAGCGTGGTGATTGTCGCGTGTTCTTCTTTAAGCTCGAACAACAAGATCGACGCAAAATAGTGCCGCAAATCGTGCCAGCGGATCAAGTCAACGCCAGCCGACCTACAGGCTTTTTTCAGCCCGCGGTTCCGCCAGTTGTTGATGTCGGCAATTCCGCCGGTCGCCGTCGGGAACACGAGCCCCTGGCGGCGCTGCTCGATCGGCTGTGCCAGCTTCCACGCACGTAACTCTGCGATCAAATCAGGCGCCAGCGGCACCGTGCGCTTGCCGCCTTTGGTCTTAGGCGGGCCAACGTAGCCGCCGTGCTTCACCGCGCGCGTGACGCGCACGACCCCAGCGTCGAGATCGACATCATCCCATATCAGCGCCCGCTGCTCACCGGCCCGAAGGCCGGTATAGGCTGCGAACTGGATGACTAGCGTATAGCGATCGTCCGCGTGCTCGATGATCGCGGCGATCTGCTCGCGCGAGATGCGAAGTGCCTCATGGGGCTCGTCTGTCCGGCGCGGCAGCCGCACGCGCGCAGGGTTGGTCTCGATCTGGTCCGTCTCGACCAGCCACTCGAAGAACTGTCCGACGTTCACCCACTTCTTTTTCAGCGTGGAGTGCGACCTGCATGATGCCTGTAAGAGCTCCAGTAAATCTGCGAGGTTGGATTTCCGCAACTCGCCCACGCGCCGGGCGCCAAAAGACGGGCTGCCAAGAGCGGCGACCTGCCGCAGCGCGACGGCTTTGCTCTGGACATACGTAGCGGCCAGATGTTCTGCGCGTGCGCGCTTCTCCTCGCGCTTGAGGTAGTTCTCGATCGCCTCCTCAACGCGCAGGCTTTGCGCGGGGTCCAGGTACACCGAGCCCGCCCAGTGCGCCGCGCGGTGGTGCTCCAGGTAGGCTTGGGCTTCAGCGCGCGTCTCGAATTTGCGCTGCTTCCCGGCGAAACGCCGGGCGTCGACGTAATAGAGTGGGCCTCGTTTACTGATCATGCTGCACCCCCTGTCACCCGCTCGGGAGCGGTGATGCCCAAACATTCGTCGCAGTAGTCAAACTCTGCGTCATCAACGGGCCACTCGCAGCCCTTGCAGAGTGGTTGGTCAGGCTGTTCCCTGATTGCCATTTCGCGCAAGACCTCATCGCCTATTGCGTCCTCCAGCGCATCAAGGGCGCGCTGCTCTGAGGTCGGGTTCGCGGCCCTGTACTGCTGGATCAACTCGTCAAGCTCAAACCCGCTATTGATGTGATCAGCGGCATGCTCGTAGTGGGCACCCTCATGGTCGTCGGCGGTCAGCAGCCCCTGCAGACAACTTTCGTTCCAGTCGTTAGCGACCCAGCCGAGGAATGCGTCGGGATCGACCCCGGCGTCCTTGATGGTCTTGGCGATGGTTTTTGTGATCTGGTTGGTCATTGGTTAGTCGCTCCTCAATTTCTAGTCACAACGTAATTAATGTAACTAACAGTGACAAGAGCGACCTGCGCTTTTTTCCGTGATTTTGCCCTTTCGTGATTATTTCGTGATCGGACACAAAAAAAGGACTTAGCCAAGCTGCTAAGTGATTGATTTGCCCTGGTTGTTTTTTCGGCCGCGATCAGTCTTCTAAGCCGTAGGTCCCAGGTTCGAATCCTGGAGGGCGCGCCAATCTTTTCAATCACTTAGCAGCCAAGCCACGAAAAAACGAGGCCGTGCTTGCGATTGAATCGTACAAGCGACTACTGCCGATTGCAACTACATGTTGGCGACTGCGAGCATCCTCGTGATTATTTCGTGATCGAGGGTGTAGGTCGCAGGGTAACCGCAGCGTCTTCCGGCAGCCGCGGCGAGAAGGAGAGCTTACCAGCGCGCGTGACGTAGACTGTGTGTACGCCGAGCGATTTTTGTAGGCAGCTGCGCACTCTGTTTATACGGCTCGGACTGCGCCTATCTTTAGTCGTCCGCTGCGCGTCAGACTTGACGTCTAAATAGACCCAAATCTGCAGCCCTGGGTGTAGGCAAACAAGGTCGATCGGCCCACTTACGCGAAACTCCATTGTGTAGACGAGCCAGCCGTGCTCGATCATATAGGTCGCCACGACGGCCTCGCTGAGCGCGCCCCGCTGATGTTTATCCACGGAGCCGATCGGCGTAGCGCTGCGCGCGCGCCGGCGTTTGGGTTGCGTACTTGCTGTCCAGCAGCTCAGCCGACGCGCGAGCAAAATCGCCAGCCTCCAGCGCTGCTAGCATTTTTCGGAACTTCAGTAACCGCGGCACGCCGAGCTGGAACGCAAGCTCGACAAGCGCCTCTCTGCGGTCGAGCTCAACGCTCGCGACCCACGGCAGCCGGTGTTCGAGCTCTATCGCAGCACGACGTATGTCAGACCGCAGCAGAATTTCAGCCTCATCGAGCGAGATCCCTAGGCCGCCGCGCTCCTTGTCGATGTTGCGGCCGTGGCCGATTGTCCAGACGCCCAAATGGTCTTGGTAAGCGTGTGCACTGAAGCCCTCTTCCTTCTGCAAGTTGGCGACCATGCGGGCCATGCGCTCGACAATCATTGCCGCACCTTGGCCGCGATTTTCTCGCCCGACCGGCCGACTATGTAGCCACCGACGCCGATCATAAGCAGGTTCCACAGCTCGTCTGGCAGCTCGATCGCCAACGGCACCTGATCACCGGCGAGCAGCTGCACTGCTAGCTCGGCTAGCGGCGCGATCAGGTAGTTCCAGCCGACGATGGCCGTGATAGTAAGCATTAGCACCGGCCGCCAAATTGCAGTGATCTTGTGCTCCGACTTGGCCTCTGCGAGCACGACAGCGGCAGCCGCCTGCTCGATTGCTGCGCTGTTGGCGACCAGCGCCATGCTTAGCTCGCGCTCAATCTCAGCGCGCTTGTCCTTGTCCTCGGGCAGCACCCGGCGGACGACGTCGCCAACAAGCGGCGCGATTAAAGGGAGAAGGGCTTGGATCATGGCTTGGCTTTCAGGATTTCCACGTCTTTTATGAGCGCAGCGATCTCTCGGTGCCGGCGCTCGAGCACTTCCGGCGAGCTCATGTGCGCGAGCATGTCGGTGCGCTGCTGCACTGACTGTATTGTGAGCTCGCTGCGATCGACCCGCAGGTCTATTGCGCCGACCAATTTTCGCAGCTCGTGGACCTGCTCGATCAGCTCTTTAATTTGGTATCGTGCGACCGCAGAGGCGGCTACGACCGAGAAGATGAGGCCGGCGACGGTAATAATAAGTCTGAGATCTACCGAGCCATCCATCGAGCCACCAACCCCTGGACTGTGCGTGTTTCATATATGCGGATCACGCCCCAGATTATGCTGACGACCGCAGCCAAAGCCGGCAGCCATTCAAGCAAGGTAGATGCGACGACCGCGAGGCTCAGCACATCGCCGCCGGTTTTGGTCGCTTCCCATTTCATATCTTTTCTCCTGGCTCGGCGGGCGCGCATAAAAAAACCGCCCACAGGGCGGTGGCGGCGGCAACGGTGCGGAACATCACGCAGGCTTCGTCGGCCAGACTGGGCTGGCGGGATCGGTAGTGTTGGCAGGCAAGTCGCGCAGCGCGGTGCGGTAGGCTTGCCAAGCGGCAGGCACTGCTTCGCCAGCTTCTTGCGCTTTCACGACAACCCAATCAGTCTCAGCCAGCAGCCGATCACGCTCTGCTCTCAGCGCAGCCCATTGTTCGCTGTCGTAGCGAGCGGCAAGCCACCTGTGTGTGCGTAGATCAACCTCATCAATGTCTACTTCTTCGTAGACTGTGGCTGCGTCTGGGTAACTCTTTGGCGTCAGCACAGCGCCGTCATCGTCATACGTGGCTGGCGTTGCCTTAGCTTCCATCAGCTTGGCAATAGTGGCCGATGGATTGAGGGAGTGGATGACCGCGCCCTCTGCGGTGACGATGCGATTATTCATTTTCTAGTTCTCCAAAACAAGCCACGTAAATATCTCCGTTGACGTCGGCGCTATCTTCTGTCCTGACGACGGTGATTGCGGTCGTAGATTGGGCCGTGACGTAAGCACTGACATCGAGCGCCTGACTTGCGTCATTGGCTCCCGTCACGACCACATATTTAGCTGACTTGAAAGGGACTGCCCATGTGATAGTCCCCAGCCCCGCGCCCCCCGACGTAACGGACTCGACGTTGTACGTCGCATTTATAATCGGCGTTCCTGTGTTAAAATATACCCACGCCTTAGCCTTACTCAGATCGACACCCCTCGGCATATCAGCCGCCATTGAACGGACCATCTCGTTGACTTGCCGTTGATTGGTTGCGGGCATCGACGCATAGAGGTTCGCGTCGTTGATCTCGGCAACACCATCGCCCCACAACAAACCGTGTTCGAACGTGGTGCCGCCAGCCGCGATGGTGCGCTCGGTATCGATTGCAAGCCCGTCAAAAATGTCTTGAGTGTCGGACTGAGTGACGATGTACTTGCCGGTCAGCGGATCGATTCGGGCGTCGAGAACAGCGTCGCTCGCGCCTTGCAGGAGGCACTTCGCATTATCAGCAAAAATGCCGACCTCGGCTTCGTACATCTTCTTGAATTGATCGCCGGTAATCTCGGAGCCCTTCGTTATCCGCGCAAGCGACAACCAGTTGTTTGTGTTGTCAAACTCGTTGCCGCCCTCTGGGGACGCGCCGATACCACATGCAAACGAAGCCCCGCCAGATACGCTGCCAATGCTGGCGTTCGTTGCACTCGCAACCTCATTGCCGTCAACGAAAAGCGTGACCGTCTTGGATGTGCCGTTGAAGCTAAACCCGACAAGGTGTGGATTTCCGTCCGCAATAAAGGTGTGCCCACCGGTCCACGTTGCCGTAGCAGAATTTGAGCCATCATTCACACCCGCCTGTAAATCGGTGGTTGATGTGTTTATGCCCCATTGCGGGACCGCGCCGGTCGAGGCATTGCGATATTGCATAATCGCGACGCTATCCGCACCAGCTTCGGCGTAAACCCAAAGACAGCCAGAAAACGACCCGGTGCCCATTTCAAAGTCGGCATCGCCGGTCGGGGTGTTGTTCGTCGCCCCAGCAGAGATTCGGTATGCCTTAATCTCTGCGCCAGTGTACGGCGTAATCTCTGTGGTGGTGCCGCCAGCGGTTAGCGTGTTGGCTCCTCCAGACCTATCAGCCGTCGCGCTGTTCGCAAAAGCAGTAAGAACCGATCCTTGGCTGTTATAACCAGTGTTATAGGTGGTTGTGATATTTGCCCAAATAGAGTCGTCCGTCCCTAGAGAACCATAAAAGGGGAAACCATAGGCCAAAGAAAGACCGTCAGCATCCGCCCCGACCGCAAACCTTTTTATAATATCAAGCGATGTGTCTGCTTGGACTGGTTGATTATAGTTGCCCCCGCTTACGTTTGACCTACTCCAATCGTCCGCTGTGATTTCGTCTATCGGTGTGAGGGATTTATAAATAATATCTGAAACGGATTCTCTAACTGCAAAAAAGTGGCCGCCAGATATGCTAATTGGAGCCCCACTCGTTACCGTTTCAGAACGATCCCATACGTTGCCGTCATGCTTGACTAGAGAATACCCGTCAGCACCGGCCCCATAAGAAACACCAAAAGAAGGCATCGGACCACCAGTGCGCGGGTCAAACGGCGGTTGTTGAGCCAAGCCCGCACAAACAAACTGCACATTGTCATTGGTCAGGCCGGGTGTTGTAGTAGATGAAAGCGAGCGCGGCCAACCATCGGTACGCTCGGCCCACGACCCACCATGCGGGTCAACAATGTGAAAGCCTTGGTCGCTGGTCCCGACGATCACATAGCCCATGCTTGCGGCAATGCTTGTCGGCGTTGCGCCGGTCAAGGTGACAGTCGCGAGCGGCGATGCGCTCGCAAGCGTACCAGCCGTCAAATCCCAGATGTTGACTTCGGCATTTGCGCCGCTTGTCTCGACGGTCGCAAGCATCAGGCTTGACCAAACTGATCCGTTCTCAAACTTACCTGACCACGCCTTGCCATCTACTGAAGGGCCGACGAGACACGCATCAATGAATGCGTTGGTCTCGACGATGCCGGAAGTCGCTGCGGTGACTAATTCGCTGAGCGTCGTGATGCCCCCGGTAAGGGACTGGGCGAGGTCTGCTAGATCACGATTGATTGTCATGGTTAAGCTCCTGGCTTGGTCGGCCAGACCACATCGGCTGGACTTGCAAAATTTTGCGGAACATCGCGCAGCGCCTGCCGATAATTTGTTTCGTCCGCAGACATCGCGCGATCTGAAACTGCCCACCAGTCTGTCGCCGCAAGCAGACCGTCGCGCTCGCTGCGGACGTCCGCCCAAGTCAGAGCAGGAGGTACATAGTCAGCAATAGCTAGACCCTGCGCCACGATCTCATCGTAGTGACGGTTGCCAACAGCAACTGGAATAGAAAGCTGACTACCGTTTTCTGTTGCGGAAACTACAGTGTGCCCTGCGTTTGCGTATTTAATGCTTTCTAGCATTGTTCATAATTCCTGCTGTTAAAGCTCTGCGTCAAATCCTATATACCCATTAGAAGAACCATCAGTTCTCATTGTTACGCCCTGCCCCGCTGTGCCGCCTGAAAGAGTTACAGCTATTTGATGCTTATATGGATTAGCAGAATAGTCACTTGTGACATTTGTGCTGTTTGCAATTACAGCATTACTTTGAATCTTAAAGTCAGCTACATTGCTTACCTGTAGGGTGGGAGTACTGCTTCGCATTGCAACAGGGTAATCAATGTGAATTTTTGCTTGGGTCGTCGAGTCCATTTCCCCTGCACCAATAGGAACCGCATTTGTTGAAAACTCCTGTATCCGCCAGTAATACCGCTGACACTTCTCAAGCGTCACACTGTAAGGCTCATGCTCAAAGTCCGTGGCGATGGAGCCGACTTCGAGTTGGACACCCGTGATGTAGATGTTGTTAGCGGTGTTATCGAGAAGGTTCTGCTGGTTGGATGTAGACCATTGCGTGCCACTTCCGGTCCATGTATTTGCAGTGCCTTGATAGGTCGTACCATTGATAAGCGGAAAGATAAGCGTTAGTCCTGTACCATTATCATTATTTATCCCTGCCGCTGTGTCGCCGGGAAAAGTTACAGAATGTTTTTCCCAAGTGTCCGCAGAGGCCACCGTAAACTCACGAATATAGGTGCTACCGCCATCTTGATTGTCGATAGTTACGCAATGCGTACCGCTCTTTGGAGATTTGAACCAGAAAGACAGCGCCATCGTTTTTGCAGATGCGGTGTTGTAGGCAAGAAGCTGTAGATTTTGCGCTTCGATGTTTTGAAAAACATGAAATGTCTCACCGGCAGCAACGGCACTTTCTGCGGTTGTTACGTCAATCTTCAATGAACTTGCAAAACCCTGACCTGACGGCACATCAGTGTCCTGAGTAATTGTGACTCTAGCCTGTGGTGAGCCGTTAATATCTAATTTCCAGCGATCCAGTGTGTATGCTGCTGCTGTGCCAAGACCTGCAAAGCTGGTTCCTCGCTGACTAACAGTCATCGCGCCGTTGATTATTAAGTTCTTCGCAGTCGTCGGGTTCGACCCGAAGCGCCAGACCTCAGTCCCGCCAACCGCAACGCCAACCGTGTCAGCTGCGGGGAAAAAGATTCCGGTATTGGTATCGCC